TTTCAGCCTTCGTGCTGTCGCCGCAGATGAGCCTGTGCCGACCGAGTATCCACACATCTCCCAACTTTGATATGCAGGGCTTTTCAAGCTCCGCCGCGACGTCGAAATCGTCCTCCTTAACACCGTCTTCAAGTGTATCCCTGAACAGCGCGTCAATCTCCGCCGGGTCAAAGCCTGTGAGCGACACATCGAAATCCGCACCCTGCAAATCGCTGATGACAAGCGCCAGCTTTTCGTTGTCCCAATCGCCGGAAACCTTGTTCATGGCGATATTGAGCGCCTTTTCACTGTCGGCATCCATTTCGACGATAACGCATTCAGCTTCGGTTTTACCCATGCATTTCAATACAGATAAGCGCTGATGCCCGGAAATGACGGTGTTGTTATTTGCTGCATTAACCACGATGAGTTCCACATAACCGAAGTTTTCTATGCTGCTTTTCAGCTTCTCAAATTCGGGGTCTCCGGGCTTCAGTTCTTTTCGCGGATTATATTTTGCCGGACTGAGTTCCGACAGCTTCATAGTTTTAATTATCATACGACACAAGACCTGTGTTTGTTTTAGACATTTCATTTATACCTCCCTTTTTCGGGAATTGTGCGGTTTCGGCGAAGCCGAAATTTCAGCCTATGGCTGAAAAGCACAAAACCAAAACCTTGAAAATTTATTTTTCAAGGTTTCCTCCATTTTTACCGTCCGCTTTGAAATTGATGTTGAATTCCGCCACGCAGGACTCAATGAGCATGTCCAGCTCGATGTCAGCAATGTCGATACCTTTAATCGCGAGCATTGCGACGATGTTCTGCTTTGCCTTTTTCAGCTTTTCGGAGCCTTTCAGCCCTTTGTAGAGCTGTTCGACCGCCATGACGCAGGTTTCGGCAACTTGTCTTTTCGTGTCGTCCTCGGTGTGTTTCTCGTAGATTTTCTTGACCTGCGCACCGAGGAAGCCAGCGATTGCCGTCAGTACAGCGTAGACGATGACCATGCCGTACTGTGATATGAAGTCTGTGATAAATGTCATGATGTGTTACCTTCCTTTACTTGATTTTGTTATAAAAATTTGCTATGATGAAATTATAAAGTAGCCAGCGAATGGCAGTCTACTTTACATATTTGCATGATATGATTTTGGCAGGTGTTATAAATGAGTATGGGTATTGGTGGCTCATGTAAAAAATCTGTTGAAGATGAAACAACAGTTTTATATGAGTATTCGGTTTATAATTTAAACGATCCGAATTTGAGAGCGGCCATCAATTCTTATGATGGTACAATCAAAATAGAAAAGTCTGCTTTGATTAACCCGGTAATACATAAAAAATTAAAGCGACAGCCAAACGGTAAGAAGCGAATGATTGAAAAACGTATACCGGTAAATGTACCAATAGACAACTTGATTGCTGAACACAAAGTAGAAATAACGAATTGCAGTCGCTGTTGGCTAAAAACACCTGAAGAATATGATGTTATAGCTGTCCGGTTGTGTGATATTATATTTAGGGAATATCAAATAACCGGAATCTTACCGGAAAAAGCAAGTTATCATATATAAATTGACCCCCTCTAAAAAACTGATGTATTCAGGCTTGTGATTTTCTGTTCCATCAGTACAAATTTTTTATCCCCTGCTCCGTCAAAAAGTCCTTCTGCTCCTGCCGTACCTCACGGGCGAAGGCGAGGGCTTTTTCCGTCTCGCCGTTGCATTTGCCGCTCTGAAGCGCAAGCGCGGCGGCTTCGCCCAAAGCAATGGACGCCCCGACGCTCCGGACGAGCAGAACCTCGTTTTTCTCCCGCGCTTTTTCCCGCGCGTCCTGCTGTTTTTCCCGCCTGTCGATTCTCGCTTTCAGCAAGCCGAAGCACAGAGCCGTCACGGCGGACGGAATGCCGAGGTAAGCAAGTGTGGTGAAAATGTTACCGTTCATCGGTTATCACCTCCGTTTCGAGCAGTTGCTTCAATGCCTGCTCCGCGCCGAGAATCGCATTGAGCTGTGCTAAAGCCTGCTCTTTCTGCGCCGCGAGCTCGGTGAGTTTTGCCTTGATTTTTTCCTCCACCTTTAAAGCACCCCTTTTACAATCAGCATAATCAGCCTGACGAGCCATCCGAAAACAGGATTGCACATTGGCAACAGCCACCACGATATTTCATAAATCATTCCTAAAGACCTCCTTAAATCAGTTCAACGTCACCCAGCTTGTCATCGGCCTCCGCTCTGGTTTTAAACCATGTGACGCCGAAGTCCGTCACGGGATAATCGGCAAGCAGACCGTAAAAGCTGTTTCTTATCAGCAGGTGGTAGTAATACTTCTGTGTGTCCGCGTTATACTGCGTGAACACATTCTCGATGACGCCCTCCAGCACCTGCGCGTTTTTGTAGATGAAATACACCTCGTCGTCCTGCTTGATGTCCGGCGGCATCAGCTCGCCGCTTTCAATCAAGTCCTCGATAATCCCGAGACGCTCGATAGCTTCATCTGTCGTGATTTCTGCTTTTGGTTCGTATGAGCCCTCCGAAAATACAGTGAATCTCTCCATATAATCACACTCCCTTTACAAAAAGCAACGGACACGGTTTCCCGCGCCCGTGCTGTTTTTTTATCCCCTTTACCATCCGAGGGCAGCTCTGACCGAATGCCCGTTGATATATATGTCGTTTGTGAAATAACCGTTATAAAACCGTTTGGAGCTGCTGCCGAGGCTTGCGCCGTTGTCCCACATTGGAATCACATCCGCCGTCGGCTGTATGGATGTTCCCCACAGAGACAGAGGCTTTGCCTGAACGCCGAACGCTACGGCGCCGTTGTAGTATTGCATGACGGTCGCAGTCGACGAGCCGCCGATGTTCATGTTGATTGCGGTACAGTTATCGATGTAAGTAATATGCGCCGTGTACCAGCGGTTAGATGAACTGCCGAGGGAATATGCGTTGCTTGTGGAAGGCAGCACACCGCCGCAGGTTATATCGTTGCTCTGTGTGTAGATAGCGCCGCAATTGATATTGTTGCAGTCGAGCGTACCGGATATGTATAAACCCTTCCATCTGTATGACGAGCTTCCGAGGTCGACGCTGTTCCCGGCGTAAGGAGTGAACTCGCTTCCATATACGCGCAGCGGTTTGCTCTGGACGCCGACGCAGACGGCACTGTTGTAATATTGCAGGACGGTGCTTGCAGAGCTACCGCCGCAGTACAGGGCAATTCCGCTGCCGTCTTTGAAATTGAGATTCCCCGAAATGTCAGTAAATATCGTAGTTCCTTCTCCGGCAAATTTGGCGAGCGCGGTGAATCCTCCGGTGCTGCTGTTTCTTTTTGCAATGGTGACACCCTTGACATTTGACAGATCCGAGCAGTACAGCGTTTCATGAAGCGTCGAGCCGGCGCCCGTCGGCACAAGCCCGCCGATAAGCGAGGTTGAATTGCCGAGGTACTGCCGGATGCTTCCGTTTGCAATTGTCGTTTTGTAGTTGTCTGACCCTATTTCAATCGAGCCGCCGACAATCTCGGCTTTCGCGGTATGGATAACACCGCTTTCAAGGTTGAAGTACGACAAGCCGTCGGCGGAAGAGAGAACGCCCGCATTAATGATGTTTGCGGTGAGCGTGCCTGTTGTAATGAAATCGGCTACAATGGCGCCGTTCATGGTGATTGCCGTACTGAAAGGCCCCGAATAGCCGTTTGAGGAATAACCTAAACCGCCGACATTCCACCGCCAGACCTTTGTCGCGGCATTGATATCGGCGGCGTTCATCACAAGAAGTTCCTGCGGATTGAGCGGTGGGTTCAGCACGACATAGCCGCCGCTGTTGCCGGTGATGGCGTTTGTCGCGTCGTCGATAGCCTGCAGATACGCCTGAGTTATTGCGGAAACATCTGTGCTTTTGAGCGTTTTGATTGCATCCTCAAGCTGTTTTGTCGTTTGCTTCAGAGTGTCGGCGAAATTAGCCTTCGCGGAGCCGAGCTCGATTTTCTGATACCGCTCGCCGAGCGTATCGTAAACCGTCTTTATGACCTGCGCCTTGACGTCGATGCCGAGGACGGTATGACGGACGGTTACATAATCGCAGAGCGACACCTTTTCGAGAGCAGCGAAGGAGGCGTACTCCGGCGACTGCCATAAATGAATGAAACTCACCGTCATGCTGATTGTCGGTGAGTTTATGTCGTTTTCGGCAAGCCAAGAGGAAGCTTTCGTCCGCAGGGCCGCTTCGGTTATTTCATCGCCGCTTTCGAACAGCGAGGTGAAATCCTTCAGCAGAACACGCTCAGCGATTGCGGCGGTATTATCAACATCAATCCTGCGTTCGGGAAGTACGGTCAGGACATCGTCTTTAAGGCAGTGTGGAAACAGAGCGGTGAAGCTGTTTTCCGTGGAGGTGGTGAGCTTCACGTCGGTGAGGTTCTTGCCGTAGCTGACGATAACGCCGGTGTCGGAGCCGCGATGTGTATGTAGGCGGACAATGTAATTGTCAAACTCAAACTCGCCGCCGTAAACATCGAGGATGGAACCACTCACGCCGCCGAGCGCCGCCCGCGCGGAGCAGACCTGAACGGAGAAATCGCGCAGAGTCGTCATGTCTGTTGTGCTAACGGAGAACCCCTGCGGTGAAGCAAGGTTGCCTGCGGCCGTTGTCAGCACGGCGTTTATTGCCTGTGTTGCCGTTATGCCGGTCATACTGATTACGGACACAGGGTAATGCGACAGGGCGTAGGAGATATGCTCTGCCGAGATGGTGACAATGCCGTTCATGGGCTTTGAAATCTGATAGATGCGGAAAAGCTGGCAGTCGGAAGTGTCGTTTGGCATAGCCTTAATGAGCCTGTCCGCGCACAGTTCATGAAACATCAGCCCGGAAACGGGATAGGTTAGCTCAAGCTCGAAAACGCCGTTTCGCTCCTCCGTCACGACGCAGGTCAAAGACTCGGCAAGAAAGCCGCGGACGGTGGTGCCGGAAAGCAGGATGGGGGTCAAAATATATCAGCCTCCGTTTGCAAAATTGTTGAACAAACATATGTAACCGTGTATTTCTGTGACCGAACTCAAGTTTTCGTATGTGTGTGTCATCCATTCCGTCTTTTCATCCGATATTTTCACGTCCTGCACCCAGATTATTGAGCAACAAAAAGCAGTAAATTAAGTACAATATCTGTAAATTATAACAAAATTGTAAAATTATTGACAAATCATGACAATTAGTATAAAATATGCACAAGCAATGGAAATTAATAACAATAACGACTTGTTATACGTAATTCGTAATTCAATTGCAGTACAATTGGGTTATTGTTACAATTCCATAATAAAAGGACGTGATATTATATGGCTTAAGTAATTTAGCGTGAATGGTCTCTTAAAAGTCAAGATGTCCAAAAAATCAGCCAATTAGCCGTCCACAACACGATGATTATTGACAGGAGGAGTAAAAAATGAAAAAGACTACAACGCGAATGTTAAGTGCAGTTATTTGTTTATTTCTATTAGTACAGATGCCGTTATCTGTTTTCAGCTTTGCCGATGTTAAAATCAATACAGGTATTGATTTAGCCAAAGAAACCGAATATAATGATACTGTGGAAATTCTTGAGGAAGACATATCGAAGCGCGGTGAATATGAAAAACACTTTCTGCAAAGCGATGGGACATATCTCGCCGTCAGTTACTCCGATCCGGTACACAAAAAGGCTGAGGACGGAAGCTATGAGGAGATTGACAATACGCTGTCTCTGAAAAACGGACGGCTTGAAAACGCGGATAAGGATTTCAAGGTCTCCTTCGCGGAAAAATCAGAAAAGGGACTTATACAAATATCCTATGATGAATACGAAATATCATGGGGGCTTTCATCTTTCACGGACAAAAAGACTGCATCTGACCATGAACAAACCACATTGCCGGTTCATTCGGATGAGCTTTCCGCAGAGAAAGCAAAGATGATTGAAGATACAACGACGATTATAGCTTCCGAAGTAGCAACAGAGACTGAGACTTCCAAAGTGACAGCCGAGCCAGAAACTTCCGAAGTGGTAACCGAGACCGAGACGGAAACGGCAACCGTAGCCGTAACCGAAACTTCCGAAGCGGCAACCGAGACGATGCTTTCCAAAGAAACAACAGCAGAACCCAAGACAAGCGAAGATACAACAGAGATTGAGCCTGTTTTCGAAGATGCGCTTGCCGAGGTGCGTACTTTTAAAAGCGTGCGGACAGCAGAAAAAGCGGTGGTGTTTGATAAAACCGAAGAACTGGAACAATTAACAGAAAAAGAGCGGAAAGTGGCGGCTTCCAAAATCAGCTCGGGTCTTGTGTATAACGATATTTTGGGCGACGGTATAGACGCGCGGTATTCGGTTAATCCGGGAAGGATTAAAGAGGATATCGTCCTTGACACACCTAGCGATTTCAGCGGTTATGCGATGGATATAACCGCGGAAGACCTGACGGCAGTCAAGGCGGAAAATAACACTGTTGAGTTTTTAAACGCCGACGGTAAAGCTGTTTTCGTCATTCAAACCCCATATATGTATGATGCGGCGGATAATATTTCATATGATATTGATATCGAAATTGAAGAAACGGCAGACGGCTACCGAATCATACTGACGCCTGAAACGGAATGGCTGAATGCGGAAGAGCGTGTTTACCCGATTGTTATTGATCCGACAGTGACATCGTCGAGGACTTTGTCTAACGCTCACGATACCTATATTTATGATGGCGGCGGGAATACAGGGGGAACGGGAGATCGAATGTATGTTGGAATAAAATCCACAGGCACTTCTAACAAGGTTCATAGGGCATATTGGCGCGTTATCTCTCTGCCGAGCCTTGGCAACAGCTATGCAATCACGAGCGCAAGTTTTATCGTGCAATTCCCAAGCGGAACAACCACAAGTCGTCCGTTTTCTTTGTACGGAGTTGACGGGAGTTGGAGCGAAAGTACTCTCACGTGGGCGAACCGCCCGGATGAAACCCTGCTTGTTTCCGGCGTAGACAGGAGCAACCTGACAGCAACCTTCAGCGGCTCTGACGTTACCCAAAGAGTCAAGGATTGGTATACGGAAGCAAAGTCAAATGACGGATTTATGATTCGTTATACAAGTGAATCGCTCACCAATCCGGACTACAACAGCATATGGACATGCGACGGAAGCACAGCGAGCTATGTGCCGTATTTCAGCATAACATATACGGCATTCACAGAAACATGGACATTGCAGGGAAGGTTAAAAAACGTTACTGAGGGTCCGGACTATTTCGCCCAAGGCTTTGCCGTCGGAACCGATTACTGCTATTCTGTGAACGTAGATAATGACGATGAGAATCATAAGCTTTATCGAAAAAATATGAATAACAGCAGCGACGCGGAGCTGATGACAGGAACAGGCACAATAGATTCACTTGGCCACTCCAACGATATGACTTTGGCAACATATACCGAAAGCGGCGGAACTGTCCATCGTTATCTGTATGTTGTCGCAAACGGCGGCACTATCACAAATTCATATATTGTCAAGTTGGAATACAGCGGCACTACCTATTGGCAGGTGGCACGATATAATCTCGGTGCCGTTTACACAAGTATTTCACGCGTAAAGTATTACAATAATGCCAACAACGAGCCTATGGTTCAGTTTTTGCTCAGAAGCGGAAATTATGGCTATTACACAGCAAGCGTCAGACGCGCACAGACGGGCACATATTCACTTTCAACAACTCACAGATTCAATGTCACGCGTCCCTCCGCGTACACAAGCTACAATAATCAGGGAATACATTATGAGAATGATACGCTGTATGTGCCTCTGTTTGGGTATAATTCCAATGCTACTCCAAACCCGAATAAGCCAAAAGAAAATGTTATCCTTGTGTACGGCGGCATAGATAACGCCATTGCAAACACGCAAATCGACTCTATTAGTAACAGCAAAGCAGTGACGATTGAAGCGGTAAATACAGACATTTCACTTTTTGAAATTGAAAGCATCGGCTTTCCTGTGAACAATCCAAATCTAAACAATGATTTATTGTGGTTCAATACAAATAAGAAAATAGGAGTTGATAGAGTCAACGGCGGAATATATTGTGATTCACAGGACATTAAGTAAACATTGCAGGAGGTAACTTAATGAAAAAAGTGTATATTGTTTTGCTCCCTTTGATATTAGCAAGCCTGTGTGCCTGCATTCCGAAAACACCTGAACCTGAAACAACCGAACCTACGACTGCCATCATTGAACTGTCAACGAGCGAAATTCAGTTCAGCCCAAACGACCAGAACTCCATGCATATTGATGAGCTTTATAAATCGTATCTACGCAACTATAAATCCGATTATTCTCTTATGTTTTCTTCCAATTCCGAAGAATTTCGTTACTACGCCACATTTGACATTGACGGCAACGGCACAGAAGAATTATTGCTGGGTGAGGATACGCAACGGGATATGGGTATCGTCTTTATTTATGTTTTTACTATTCGGGACGGCAAAGTCGAAAAGCAGGATTTAATGGCTTATGAGGTTGAATGGGCTCGTAATGAACCTATATTGTATAAGGATGGAACCATCAGGATAGGTGGCAAAGATGATGAGTATGTCGGTAATTTCTATATGTACTATCGCTTTGAAGACGGTGTGCTTAAACGCCATACATCCATAGGCTACGAAGCAAATGAGGGTAGTTACAGAATGTGTAGGGATTTTTCAAGTGGCATCCTTCAGGAAACTACCATAACCAAAGAAGAATATGACCGGGTGCAGAAAGAAATGGAGGGCGACGGTCAGGTTGTTAAGCTGGACTGGAAGCCCGTGACGGATTACACCGTGACACAGCCTGAGGAATAAGGTCTTTAACAACAGCAATCAGTCCACCCTTGTTTTACACCGTCCTCCACCTCGGCGTAATTTCAACTTGAGTTACCGCACCAGTCCACGAAATATTGCTTTCTCCTGATGGGAGTACGGGGAACTCTGTGAAGTTGATTTTGTCGTTGCAGAGCACGGAGCCTTTGTACGCCGCCATCAGCTCGCTGTCGAGCTCGATGAAGGAATCGACCGACCGGACGGCATACGCGCGGGCACCGATGAACAATGTGATGTCGCCGCTGCCGATAATTTTGATGTATGGAAAGCATAAGAACGCTTCCGGGTTTATTACCGTCCACGGCTCCGTCAGCGTAATGGTTTTCTGCCCCGCGAAACTGTACATGAACGGTTTGCAGTTGAATGAAATCTGAGCATGTCCGACGTTTTCAATCAGCTCGTCAATCTTGAGGTTCGACGAAAACGCCGCCATGCGGAAATACGTCGGCTGATACGTGTCGGTCAAAACAAAATAACCCGACCTGCAGAGCCACAGCTTGATTACCGCGGCTCTGCTTTTTATGTTTCTGAAAGCGACGTCGTATGAAATGGTGACGTTGTTGAATCTGTTGTTGTCAATCAACACGTCGCCGTTTCTGCCCGGCACGGACACAAACGAAATGTCGGGAGACGGCGCGGAGTAGATGTCCTTGTTCGAAATGATTAAGCCAAACTCGGATGAAGAGTGTTCGTTAAAAGTAAATGATTCCAAATTAGTCAACGCCTTTTATTGATATATGCTTGGATCTGTGGTATTCTTGATAAAGACATAAATCAGAATTTGATTTATTCGGACATATTAAAATAAAACGGAATAAAATATTAAGAAATGAGGGCGGTATATATGACACAAATCAAAGAAATCACAAAAGATTATTTCTTCAGTGGAGTCTTTCTTCTCGCTTTGTTTTTAATATGCGTGACATTTTACCTTACAACTGATAATTATATAGGTACGCTCTTGGGTGCTTTAATTGGTTTGCCATTTGGTTTGTATTTTGAAATGTTGTGTCTTATTCACTTTAATGTATTTAAAAAGGTATCTAATAATATTCATATTCAAAAAGCAACTAATCTTAGTGTAATTAAAGTAAAGACTACTGTCTATAGACCATGGAGAGATTCTCCTGAATATGTTGCATATGCTAAATTCTACATCGACAATGAAGGAAAGAAAGAAGTGTTATATTTTGTTCCGTCACACAAGATAAGCTCTTCGTATTTTAAAGATATAACACAAATCGAAGCAAAGATTTCAAACGATGTAATTTTAGATTTTAGTAAATGTAGTTGATTAATTTATAGGTGTTTTTAGTCCCATATTTTACAATAAATCGAACTAAACATGAACAGTCAAATTCCCGTTTACCGAACTGAATATTATAGGTCATCTCAGCCGTCACAGATATATTTCTGCAACGGCTGAGATTTTTTCTGTTAAAACGCCTCCGCTTTTCTGTTTATCTCCGAAGCCAAAACCGTTGAAATCTCCTCGGCGAGCTCCTTTACGTCCTGAAGCGAATTGTTGTAAAAGTTCTCTATTCTAAGCGTGAGGGAGATACCACCGTCCGGGCGCGACGCAGAACCGCTGACTGCGCTGTTGATGTTGGCTTGAATGTCAAAGTCGGAGGGAATCGCTTTTTGCATATCTTTCGAGACCTGCTTCATGGACTTTTCGAAGCCTGCGCCGAGCCCCAAGCCGAGGTTCACGCCGATTTCTTTCTCGAACACAGTCGAGGGCGAGTGTATGCCGAGGACGTCCTTGAGGGCTTCCGTCACAGCACTTCCGAGTGACCTGATTTTATCGATGAGCCAATCCTTGACATTCTGAATTCCGTTCCACAGCCCCTCCAGCAGGTTTTCGCCGAAGCCCGCGAACACGGTACTCGGTGAGTTGATGCCGAAGAAATCCTTGAATTCCTGTACAATGCCCTGCCCGACCTCGCGTATCTTTGCTGATACTTTTTCAATCATGCCGCCGACACCCTCAATTAGCCCACTGATGAGGTTCGTGCCTATCGATGCCCAGTCGTATTCACGGAAAGTGTCGACTATGGACATTATAACTTGCGGCAGAGCCAGGATAATCTGCGGTATCGCGCCGATTAACCCCGTTATGAGTGATGTGATGATTTCCGGCGCGAAAAGAATCAGCGTCGGCAGATTGTCGAGTATTCCCTGTACAATGCCGAGGATGAGGTTCGGTATGGCGGCAATCAGCTCCGGCAGCGCACCGAGTATGCCTTCAATCAGCGCAAAGATGATATCTATCGCCGCCGGTAGGAGCAGAGGAAGCGCGCCGATTAATGCCGTTACAATAGATGACAGAATCTGCGGTATCGCGGCAGCCAGCTCGGGCAGAGCGTCGCCGATGCCTTCGGCAAGCGCTATGATTATTGCCAGCGCCGCCTCAATGAGCATCGGTATATTTTCAACCAGTGTGTTTACAATGGTAATGACCGCTTGAACAACCTGCGGAATGAGTTCCGGCAAAGCCTTCGCGATGCCCTTTGCAAGGGTTATGACCACCTGCAACGCGGCTTCAACAATCATCGGCAGGTTGTCGACTATGCCGCTTACGAGGGCGAGCACAAGCTGCAGCGCTCCTTGTGTCAGTTGCGGAATCGCAGCGACAAATTGCTCGAGGAGCATAAGAATAACCTGCGTTACCGTTTCTATTATCATCGGCAGATTATTAAGAACTGCCGAGCCGAGCGAGCTTACAACTTCGCCTATAATCTCAAGCAATTCCGGTATGTATGCCATAATCGCGCTGAGCGCCGTTGGCAGCATATCGCCTATGATGTCGGATATTTGACCGATATCTCCGTCGGCGGCAAGTACGGCGTTTGAAAACTCACCGAGCAGATTGGTACCCGTTCCCGCAAGGTCTGTCAGAACCGGCAGCAAAACGGTGCCGAGCGCATTCTTTGCGGCTGTTGTGCCGACAGATAGATATTGAAGCGCGTCATCAAAAGCACCGAATTTATTAAGCATGTCCTCGCTCATGACATAACCCGCTTTTTGCGCTTCCTCGCCGAGTTCTTTCATCCGACCGGCGCCGGCTTCAATCAGCGGATTAAGCTCCTGTGCGCTCTTGCCTAAAATCTGCATTGCGATGGCGTCGCGCTCGGTTTCATTTTTCATTTTGCCGAGGGCATCGATAATTTCCCAATAGACGGTATCCGAATCACGCAAGCTACCGTCGGCGTTTGTTGCCTGAATGCCCAGCTTTTCGTAGGCTTCAGAGGACAGCTTTGTACCGTCCTGTACAGCCTTCATGGATTTAATCTGCTTTGCCATAGACTTTGTAAGCGTTTCGGTTGAAACGTCCACAAGTTCCGCGGCATACATATATTCCTGCAGCTTGCCTGCGGCTATACCCGTCTGCGTTGCCGTTGTCAGAACATCGTCGGCATAAGCCGCGCCCTCAACCGACATATTGACGAGGGCTTTTCCGGCGGCAACTGCGGCGGCGGAAACAGCGGCAAACGCGGCAGCCATAGCGGCGGCGGCGCCTTTGCATATACCGCCAAGCTTGTCAAACCTGCCCCCGGCATCGTCGATTTGTTTGCCCGCTTGCTCGACTTCATCTCCGAAATCGTCCGCTTTTTCCCCGGCGTTGTCAAACTCTTTTGACGCGTCATTGAGCGAAGCGTTGTTCTGCCTGAGTTCGCGTTCCATGCTGTTGAGTTCGGCCTGCGCCTTATTCAGCTGAATCTGCCAGTTCTGCGTGCGCTTGTCGTTTTCGCCGAAGGAAGACGCCGCGTTGTCAAGAGCCTGTGACAGGGTGGATATTTTATTTTTCTGCTCGTCTATTTCCTTTGAGAGGATTTTGTTTCTTGCGGTTACGGATTCAACCGACCTATCATTTTTGTCAAACTGGCTGGTGACCAGTTGCATTTCCGAGCCGAGGACTTTAAATGAATGGTTGATTTCCTTCAGTGCGTTTTTAAAGTCTCTCTCGCCTTCTATGCCAAGTTTTATGCCTGCGTCCGAATATCCCATGAAAAACCATCCTCCTAATCGATTGACGCCGGCAGCACATCGTCTATGAAATACTCCTTTTTAGGCTTTGCCAAGCCCGTAAACTGCTTATGTACCTCCCACTGGTCCAATAAATGACCGATTGGCATGAGCCACACCTCACGCTCCGTGCGGTGCAGCTGTGTAACGCCGTAATATATGAGCCGGGCGAACGACTCCTCGTCGCTTACCCGGCCTGTGTGTTTTTTATGTCGCTGTCCTCGCTGACGACGTGCCTTTTTGTTCCCTTGTACATGGCGGCCATGATCGCGTCTTTGTAATCGGCGAGGTCATAGGGCGAAGTGAGGAGCTCAATCATTTCCTCTGTGAGCAGCGGCTTTTTTTCACTCTCGTGCCAGAGGTTCCATATCATGGCTGACTGGTTAGCAAGGAGCGTAAGCAGCCATACGATTTCGTCGAGCGCGTCCTCAAAATGTTCCGTGTTCGCGAGCTTGTCGCCGAGGTTTTCAAGACCTCCGTAGCGTCGGGCGATTGCTTTAGTGGCAAGCGTTGTGAGAACAAGCTCGTATTCCTTGCCGCCTAGCGTGATAAATGCGCTTCTGTCTGTTTCACTCATATATTTTTATCCTCCCGCGACAACCGTCGCCACAGCCGAGCGCAGCGAGTGAGTTCCGTTTGATACGACACAGTAGTAATAGTAGGTTCCGGCATCCATTGTTTCGGGCAGATCCATTTCATCTGTCGTCGCTCCCGTAACAACAACGCCGCCGGCGTTGCTTTTGATAATATTTGAATACCACTGATAAGTAAGGGTTCCGCTGTCGGTCGTTGCCGTAATCGAAAGGCTATCGTCTATATCGGCAGTTCCTACGTTTTTATTCGATGGCTGAACTGTGATTTTTAAGCCTATTATGGGTTCGTAAACAGCGGTAAACCACGAGAGAATTGCCGCCTGTGCGACGCCCGTTTCGCCCTCTGTGACCTCGCTCTTCCACGGATGATTTCCGTTGCCGTCCGGCTTGTTGCGGCGCATAATGGTACCCTCGATGGTGGGCGTCTGGAAGCTGATGCTGTCGCCCTTGGTCTGAAGGTTGGTTGCCGGAACGCCGAATACAACACGGTAAATCCAAAAATATCGGTATTTACCGTTGGCTTTCTGCGCGCGGAAACCGACCGCGACAGGCGCGCCGATGTTTTCCGTTGCCGAAACCAGCACACCGTTGTCATCGACAGAAGCTCCTGTCAGCGTCTGTGCTGCGGCTGTTCCTATGTCGTCGATGCCGAGCGACAGTTTGCCGCTCTTGAACGCCTTGACCACCTCCGCTGCAGAATCATCAGCGTAAAGTATAGCCTCGGCAAGTTCGACGGACAAATCTGCCTTTATGGCTTTTGCAAGTATCTCTGGCGCGCCGTAGGTTTCCGTGCCGTCAACGCCCTCCGTTATTTTTGCGTAATATAGGCAATCGAGCCCTATTGTTGCCATTCTTCATTCCTCCGTTTAATATACGTATCCACAGGCTGCATCAAGCGCATAATGATAGTAACCGCTGTCATCCTTGCGTCCGATGAGCCGCCTTTGTGTAATCGTGAAGCCGCCGTCAAGTAGCGCTTCTTCAATGCTTAACTTCAAATCAAGATAGTTGCTCTTTGTATACAGCGATATGCGAACCTCGCAGATGTCATATTGCGGTCTGTTGTCGGCAAAACCGTCGAAGGTATCGGAAATAGGCGTGATGACGGCGTAGGTATCAGGCGGTCTTCCGCTGAAAACGCCTGTTTCGACGGGAATGTCCAGCGACTCTACAAGCGTGTTCAGCTCTTCGAGTATGCTCATGCTTTATCCATCTCGCTTTCCAGAACCTCCGCCATTTTTGCCGTCGCCGCTTTTGCCGACTTGTTTTTCGCGGGCTTCAGAAAGGGCTTCGGCGGCTGACCGTGCTTGCCGAATTCAATGACGTTCGCAAGCATGGCGTTGCTTTTGCCGTCGCTCCTCGGTTCATCGAAGCCGATTTTGATGTTATACTCGCCGTTTTTGTTAAGCTTAACGGGCGTTACGCCGAGGGCTTCTTGAAGTTCGCCGGTTGAACGGGAGTCATATTTTGTCCCCGACCCTATTACGGCGGCTAGGTTAGAGGCGACAGCTTCTTCAACAATCTCCGCGCCTGCCTTCAGAGCTTTTTCGCACACTTCATCTGTTTTATTCCCTAACCGGGTCAACTTTGCGACAAGCTCATCGGGCAGCTTGGCTTTCATCGTCGCCATTATCTGTTGCCTCCAATCTTCCGATAACCTCATAGTACATATTCCTGCCACGGACATTCTCGACCGAAGTGATGTTATATCTGCCGTCACAGCAGTCAATCACCATATCCGTTGTTATCTGCACGCCGGGAATGAAGCGAAAGCGAAACAGAGCCGATGCATCCTTCAGCACGGCTCTGTTAGACCATTTCTCCGTTGAGTTTTTATCCTCTTTGTACGCACGGACGCAGGCAAGGACATTTTCGCTTGTGACTGCGAAGCCGTCCTTGTCCTTTCCGTGCGTGAGAGACAGAATGTATATGGGCGTGTTGAGTTTTCCAAAGCTCATATTTTTTGTTCACGCTCCAGTCTTAACAGCATATTGACCGTGTCCCACACCTGCTGTGATGCCTGAACATTGTCCGCAAAGAAGCCGCCCGTAGAGCCATCTCTGCTTTCGTAGAAATGGCTCGCGAGCATGACAACCGCCTGCTGTGTCGTAGATGGCATGGGCATGGACGCGTAATACCCCTCGTCCCGGTGCTGATAGCTCTCGGCGTATGACACGGCGGCGGTTATGTACATTTGAATCAAGGAATCGTCATCGCTGTGCTCAAGTATCAGGTTCGCCTTAACATTTTCAAGCAGTGTCATACCGCCGCCCCCTTTCCGTTATTCCTGCGACTCCGGTACGGCAATCACGACAGTGAAGGCCGTTTTCGGATATCCCGAAGCCCAAAGCGTAAAAACCTTAGGTGTATGCAGTATTTCATCAACCTTTAGCCACATAACAATGTCGCCCTCCGACGAACCGACCGAAGCCGATTCTGCGGCATCCTCCGCCGTCAGCTGATAACCGTTATACTTAACGGCCGTGATGTCAGACAGCCCCGTGGTTATCTCCATGCCGACCCATTTGTGCGTGCCCTGCGCCGGGTTGGAGCTTGCGTATTCAGCTAAATCCGCAGGGTCAACAGTAACGGTGATTATGCCGTCTGCGATTGCAAAGCTTTCAACCGCCGCCTGATTGAGCGCGCACTCCGCGGGAGTCTCGGGCGGCGTCGGAAGGTTTGATACCGATACATTCCACACATTGGGCGTCATAAGCCCTGAGTCTTTCAGCTTGAGCAGCAGTGCGTTAAAATCATTCTTGAGCGCTGCGGCATCGGACGCGGTGCTGGCGGCTTGGTTGGCTGCGGAAGGAAGCCCCTTTACAGAGGCTTCCTCCTTAATTTCTAGCGATCCGCCTATGACGGTTTTCTCGCCGCCCTGCTCCGTATAGTTTTTTGTGTTATAGCTCATGTCGCGCCTCCGTTAAGCCTTGAGCTGCAGAATCTTTACAGCCTCGGGAAGGGTAAGGCGTCCGTCGACCCTCTGAGTCGCCATGAATCCTATCTGACCGTTCGCGGCGTAGAGCTCGTTGAGCCGCTTGAAGATACGGTTCTGCCTGTCGGCTATCCAGTAATACGACAGGTCGCCTAAAGCGACAGCCTTTGCGCCGGCTTCGATTGCCGGCATTGACGGCGAGGTGACAAGACGGCAGTCAAGTATTTTGTCGGGTGTGCCACCCACAAGCGAGGGCTGCCAGAGGTAGTTTCCGGTTGAATCCTTGAGCTTGCGGATAACCTTGACGGTGGAGTCGTTCATCAGCCAGGTCGCGTTTTTGCGGTAAGGCTTTTTGAGCGAATAGTAGAGATCGATGATTTCATCCGCCGTGGGTGCTGTGCCCGCTGTGGTAACGCCGGTCTGCGCGCCGCCCGAGGCGTTGAGAATACCCGTGGGTTTGGATGAGCCATTGCCGCCGATAAAAGCGGCTTCCTCTTTTGAGCCGATACGCTTTGCGAACTGCCTTGAGATAAACGACTCAAGGTTGAAGGCGGAGTCGTTTAGAAGCTCCTCTGATACCTTTATCATGGTGGCAAGCTTGTGCGCGCCAAGCGACATTTGTCCGAACGCATCGTCGCTGTCGGTTATCAGTCCCTCCTCCTCAATCCACGCGGCTTCGCCCGTCGCTGAGACAAGCGGTATTTTCCTGTCGCCGTTCGAGGTCTTTATGACGGTCGCAAGGGCTCGGAAGGTGTTCTCCTCGGTGAGCGCCTCAATGAGCGTGTTTTCAAACTCGTCGGGCACGAGATAGCCGCCCTCTGAATCTGTGCCTATCTGCAGGGCGTTTCTGACGGAGGACGGAACCTCCGCCGAGCGCATGGCGTTCTAGAAGGAGAAAGCGTACTCCCGGCTTGCCTTGCCCGTTTTTTCCTCCGGATTCGGAGCTTCCGGCTTATGTGTAATCGGGGCGTTGACGGGCTGTGACAGCTCGCGGTCAAGCGCCTCCTGCCTTTCAAGGCGTGAAAGCTGGTCGCCGATTTTTACGATGTCGGCCTCCATCGCGTCGTAGGTCTGAGCGTCCTCTGCGCTGAGCGTACCGTCCTTATCCTCGTGAGCGTCGAGAAACGCCTTCGCGTCCTCCCAGATTTTTGCGCGCTTCTGCCTGAGGTCGAGTATTTTATCCATTGTGAAATCCTCCTTTAATGCTGTAATAGGTTAAGCCGCTTGATAAGCTGTTCTTTCGGAACGCCTGCGGGCGGCTTTTCGGTTGATGTTCTGTTTTCGGATACCGGCGGCACGGCTTCCGAGGTGATTTTGTTCAGAAATGCGTTCGCCGCTGCTCTTGCGGAAAAAGCAAAGGCAAAGCTGTCGGCCGCTGTTTCTCCCGCATAGAGAATCCCGTCCGCAAAGCCCAGCTCCACAGCCTTGTTCGCGTTCATCCAGGTTTCGCTGTCCATGAGGTGACTTATTTTCGCCCTTGACAGATTTGTTTTCAACTCATAGGCATTAATTATTGACTCCTTGACCTCGCCGAGCATCGCTATAGCTTTCTGCATGTCCTCCGCGTCGCCGAAAGCTATCGTGAGCGGGTTGTGAATAAAGATGCACGATGTTGGCGACATCAG